GTATCGACGGCATCATTGAATCAGGCGTGCCGGAATCGCCAAAGAAGCGCCACGTTGCTGAGTTCAAGACACACAGCAAAAAGTCGTTTGACGATCTGGAAAAGAAAGGCGTTCAGGAGTCCAAGCCAGTGCACTACGTCCAGATGCAGCTTTACATGCACGGCTTGGAGATTGACCTGGCTTTGTACCTGGCGGTGTGCAAAGACGATGATCGGATCTACACCGAGCGCGTGCGATACGACAAAGATGTAGCTGAAAAATACGTGAAGCGCGGCCACAAAATCGCCATGTCTGAGCGTATGCCTGAGCCGATATCGGCTGATCCCAGTTGGTACCAATGCGCGTATTGTGACGCGCGCAGTTTTTGCCACGAATCAAAACTGACGCAGCACGCGAACTGCCGTACATGCGCACACGTCACGCCAAAGCCGGATAGCACGTGGACTTGTGAGCGCCACCAGGCTGACAGCATCCCCGTCGAGTTTCAGCGCCAAGGCTGCGACAGCCACACGCTGCATCCTGATCTTGTGCCATGGCCGATGCGTGATAGCGGCATCGAATGGGTGGCTGCTTACGAAGTAGACGGGAAAGTAGTGCTGAACGGATCGGAGCATTTCGCAAGCTCGGAGCTGATCGCCAATGCGAGTGCCTGCGCCAGTGGTGACAAGGTGATTGGGCAGATGCGGGCTGATTGGGGTGGGAGGATTGTTGGATGATTCAACTGCGTGAATATCAAACACGCGCATTGGAAATGCTTTATGCGTGGTTTCAAAAAAACAAAACAGGCCATCCGGTGCTGAACATGCCGGGTGGTTCTGGGAAGTCTGTTGTGATTGCATCTCTGGCAAAGGATGCGCTGCAAAATTGGCCAGACACGCGCATTTTGATGCTAGTGCATTCCAAAGAACTGATCTTGCAAAACGCCGACAAGCTGCGCAAGCTGTGGCCAGGTGCACCTCTTGGAATTTACAGCGCCAGCGTTGGCAAGCGCCAGCTAGGCGAGCCGATTACTTACGCTGGCATTGGTTCTGTTGCGAAGCGAGCAAATGAGATCGGGCGAATTGATTTGTGCATTATTGACGAGGTACACGCCGTTTCAACCTCCGAGAGTGGAATTTACCGCAAACTGATTGCCGACCTGATGGTGATAAACCCAGATATGCGAATTGTTGGCTTTAGCGCAAGCCCTTATCGTCTTGGACAGGGACTCATAACCGAAGGCCCGACAGCTATTTTTTCTGAAATTTTGGAGCCGGTAAGCATTGAGGAATTGGTCTTTAAGTCACATCTTGTGCCTTTGCGATCAAAAACCACAAAGCATAGGCTAGAGTCCGATGGTTTGCACAAGCGCCAAGGCGAATACATTGCAGCCGAAATGGAGGCTAAATTCAACACTGATGACCACAATCATGCAGTGGTCCATGAGATTATCCAAAAGGCAAAGAGCCGCGCACACTGGTTGATTTTTTGCTCTGGTATTGCACATTCTGATGCGGTTTCAGAGTGTCTCAGAGCTTCAGGCATCACTGCTGAATCTTTGGACGCGACACATAGCAAGACTGAGCGAGAACGAAAGTTGAAGGACTTTGAATCCGGCAAGTTGCGCGCTTTATGTAACGTGGGAATTTTAACTACTGGATACGATTTCCCGGCGCTGGACTGCATTGCTTTTTTGCGATCCACAATGTCCCCAGGTCTTTACCTTCAGATGGCTGTGCGAGGCATGAGGCCAAACACTGGTAAGACAGATTGCCTAGTCCTAGACTTCGCAGGCGTAGTTTCCACCCACGGCCCGATTACGTCTGTACAGCCACCGCGCAAAGCAGGCAGCGGAGACGGTGAAGCTCCGGTGAAGGTGTGCGAACAGTGCCATGAGCTTTGCCATACGTCGGCAAAGGTCTGCCCTGAATGCGGCCACGAGTTCCCGCCGCCAAAGCCTAAGCCGCTTGTGTTGCACGACGACGACATCATGGGCATACACGGCACTGAAATGAAGGTCACAGACTGGATTTGGCGTGTGCACACCAGTAAAAGTTCTGGTAAAGACATGCTGGCGGTGACATACTACGGTGCACTGTCTGACCCACCAGTGACGGAGTATTTCCCTTTCACGCATGACGGTTACGCAGGCGAGAAAGCGCGCCGCAACATCGCGCACCTTGCAAGAGAGTCGGGAGTTCTTGACCTCAGCGAAGACCTGGACGCAATGGCCAAAGCCATGAGCCGAGGCCGTGCACCCGCCATGGTCGAGTTCAAGAAAGACGGCAAGTTTTATCGTGTTATTGAAAGGAGTTTTGAGTATGACTGATCGTGAATTGCTGGAGTTGGCGGCTAAGGCTGCTGGGATTGCGGTTAGTTGGAAAACATGGGTAACAGGTAAAGCCGCTGAGTTTGGCTCAATTAAGTACACCAAGCATGAAGGTTTTTTGGCTGGTGCAAAACAGTGGTCGCCACTCACAGACGATGGCGATGCGCTTCGGTTGGCTGTGAAACTTCGCCTAAATGTTATTCATCGCTCTACAAGCGATGGCGTTATGCGCGTTACGGCTGAAGTCGATTGGGGTATTTTTCACGAAGATTTCCATGAGGATCATGGATCAGACCCATACGCAGCCACACGCCGCGCAATTACCCGAGCAGCCGCTGAACTTGGGAAGGAAATGCCATGACAGAATCAATCCCCACCCCATCAGAAGACCACGAGCAAGCCCTGACGGTCCAGTGGTTCCGCCGCACGTATCCAGGCGTGCTGATCTTCGCAATCCCGAACGGAGGGCATCGTCACATTGCAGTTGCGGCAAAGCTGAAAGCAACAGGCGCAGTGAAGGGCATCCCTGATCTGTACGTGCCACGGCATAAGCTGTGGGTTGAAATGAAGCGACGCAAAGGAGGCCAGCTTTCACCAGAGCAAAAAGAGATCATTGATTACCTGCAACTGATCGGGGATCGTGTGATCGTCTGCCGTGGCTTTGACGATGCGAAGGCTCAGATTTTGGAGGCTTTGAAATGACCGACCAACAGGCATACAAAGCCGCAGAATCCGAGTACACCAAGATCAAAATCTTTCTCGAAAAGCCCCGATGTATCAACTGCGACAACTGGACTACAGGCCATTGCGGACACTACGGACCAGTGCCTGAGAGCCACTGGTACACACCTACTGAGTGCGAGAAGTGGATGGTGCAGATACCTTTTTAGTCTGACGCTATCAAAAAGCGCATGCGTGATAGTCAAAAACAACTGTCACCAGGCGCTTTGCTATTTATGATTGAGACGTCATCAACCACAACGGAGAGAAATCATGAAATACGAATTTGTACCTGGCGATGAAATCGTCATAGCCCCAGGACGCACACTGAAACGCATACGCGCACTCGTTGCAATCGCCTCGATTGGTGTTGTACCGGGTGACGCCGGTGGATACATTGAAAGCGAAAAAAACTTGTCTCAGGTTTCTGGGGACGCATGGGTGTATGGCAATGCTTGGGTGTATGGCAATGCTTGGGTGTATGGCAATGCTCAGGTGTATGGCAATGCTTTGGTGTATGGCAATGCTTTGGTGTATGGCAATGCTTTGGTGTATGGCAATGCTCAGGTGTATGGCAATGCTCAGGTTTCTGGGGACGCATGGGTGTATGGCAATGCTTGGGTGTATGGCAATGCTTTGGTGTTGGGCTCAAATGATTGGCTTTTGATTGGCCCAGCAAAAAGCTCTGGAAGATTTACGACTGCATACCGAGACGAAAAGATCGGCGTGCGCGTCTCTTGCGGGTGTTTTTCAGGGTCTGTGCTTGAGTTTTCAAAACAGATCGAATCGACCCATAAAAACAATCAGCAAGCGCTTGAGCAGTACCGTCTTTTTTGTCAACTGATCGCATTCAACTTTGGAGTAGAAGCATGACTATTCAACCCGGAACCTTCCTCACCCTGCGCCTATTTGGCCCAGCGCGTGTGCACAGCATCGCCACCGATCCCAAAACTGGCGAGCGTGTCGCCATGGTCTTTACCCGTGAGGCGCAGCTTACGCTGTCGCTGCGTTACTGTGAATTAGTTGCTGGGGATAAGTGATGCAAGACTATGAATCTTTTGTGCGCGGGAAGCGCAGGTCTGAGCTTGCAACAGGCCACAATCCTGGAATCCTGAACGAGCATCTTTTTGACTTTCAGCACGCGATTGTTTCTTGGGCTGTGCGCCGTGGCCGCGCTGCGATTTTTGCAGATACGGGCCTGGGCAAGACCTTGATGCAGCTTTCATGGGCTGACGAGGTGGCAAGCCATACGGGCGGCATGGTGTTGATTCTTGCGCCGCTGGCAGTGTCTGAGCAGACGATTGAGCAGGGTTCCACCTTTGGCATTGATGTTCGCCGCGTGCCACATGGCGGCACACCAGATGCGCCAGGTGTTTGGATCACGAACTATGAGCGCATGGATGCCATTGACTTCACCGAGATAAGCGGTCTTGTGCTGGACGAATCAAGCATCCTGAAGGCTCACGATGGAAAAACCCGCCAGCGCATTATTGACTCAGCGCAAGGCGTGCCGTATCGCCTAAGCTGCACAGCCACACCAAGCCCGAATGATTTTGAGGAGCTTGGCAACCAGTGCGAGTTTTTGGGCGTGATGACTCGCACCGAGATGCTGGCGACGTATTTTGTCAATGACACCGGAGACACCGGAACGTGGAGGCTTAAAGGATGGGGCGCGTCCAAGTTCTGGGAATGGATGGGCACATGGTCTGTCGTGCTGCGCAATCCTTCCGATCTGGGTTTTGACGGTGCTCGGTACGAACTGCCTCCGCTTGAGTATTTTGAGCATGTGGTGCAAGGCCAGGACGTTGAAGGCGAGTTGTTTGCACGCCCTGCCATGGGGCTTGCAGAGCGCCGCAAAGCGCAGCGAGACAGCCTAGAAGCACGCTGCAAGGCATTGGCCGATGTGGTCAACGCTGACACGTCAGAGCCATGGCTAATCTGGTGTCACTTGAATGACGAGGCTGCACTGTTGCAGTCGTTGATTCCGGGATCGGTAAACGTGCAAGGCTCTGACAAGCCAGAAAGCAAGACGGCAAACTTGCTTGGGTTTGCCAATGGCGATGTTCGGGTTTTGATTAGTAAGCCAAAAATCGCAGGCTTCGGCATGAATTGGCAACACTGCGCACGAATGGCTTTTGTGGGACTGGACGACTCATTTGAGAAGTTCTACCAAGCTGTGCGCCGATGTTATCGGTTCGGGCAAACGCGCAGCGTGAAGGTGCATTTGTTCACGGCTGAGAACGAAGGGCAGATATTGGTCAACTTGAAACGCAAAGAAGAAGCGCATCACGAAATGAGCGCACAAATGATCGAACACATGAAAGACATCATGAATCAAGAACCTGCAGGACAGCAAAACGTAGTTGATGAATACCGCGAAGATACCGTAACTGGCGACGGTTACACGGTGCATCTTGGCGACTGCGTCAAGTGGACGCGGCGCATGGAAGAAAACAGCATCGACTATTCTGTTTTTTCCCCTCCGTTTGCCGATCTGTTTGTTTACTCAAACAGCGATCACGACATGGGAAACTGCAAAGACGATGAAGAGTTTGCCGCCCAGCTTCAGTTTCTCATTACTGAACTGTTCCGCATCACCAAGCCAGGCCGCAATGTCTCATTCCATTGCATGAACTTGCCGACGACGAAGATGCGCCAAGGCTTTATCGGCTTGCGAGACTTTCGCGGCACGCTGATCCGGGCATTTCAGGACGCTGGGTTTATCTACCATTCCGAGGTGTGCATCTGGAAAGACCCAGTGGTAGCCATGCAGCGCACCAAAGCGCTTGGCTTACTGCACAAGACCATCCGAGAAAACAGCACCATGAGCCGCATGGGCCTGCCTGACTACGTTGTCACTATGCGCAAGCCTGGGGCATGTGAAGAGCGCGTGACGCATGGCGATGACTTGCCAGTCATGATGTGGCAGAAATACGCCAGCCCGATCTGGGATGACATAAACCAGTCTCGCACGCTCAACAAGCTGCCAGCGCGTGACGAAAACGACGAGAAGCATATGTGCCCATTGCAGCTGGACGTTATCGAGCGCTGCATTCACCTTTGGACCAACAAAGGCGATCTAGTTTTCTCACCGTTTACCGGCATCGGAAGCGAGGGTTACACCGCCGTCAAGATGGGCCGCCGCTTTGTCGGTACTGAGTTGAAGCCGCAATATTGGGAGCTTGCGTGCGAGAACATTGCAGACGCCAAGCGCGAAGGCACACAAGACCTTTTCGCACAATAACCACACCACAGCCCTGCCGCCGCAGGGCTTTTTTTAAGCTATTGCATCGTCAACCGCCATAGAAAAAACCAAAGCACGACGCTAGTTAACAGGCGTAAAGTTCAACACATGCCACACATCACACCGCCTCACTGGCCATGGCCATTCCCGGTTCACAACGGGCAACCAGTCACACCGCCAGTAAAACCTAAATTCAACCCAGCGTCAGCACCTGACGCGCCATTCTAAGGAGTCAACATGAACAAGAACCACAGCAATTACACGGGCCGCATGCACCGCACACTTGAATCAGCATTCGGCCCCTATGCTGGCCGAAATGTGTACGAGCGCATTGAACCAATGGATCGCAGCGACCGCATCGTCGTATGGGCAAGCGCCGTCTCTCTTGTCTCTTTTCTTTTCATCCTTTTTATCTGGGGCTAATCATGACAAAAATCGAAGCAAAGCCATTCAAGGGCGTGGAC